AAAATGAAAAGTATTCATGAAGTTTATCAAACCACAGTTTTTGAGAAAAATGAACACAAAGCATCAAAGGAATACAAGAAATTGTCTCCTAAAATGCGGGATGCTGTTGATTCTCTCTTCAAAATTATGGATGCTAAACCTTCAAATTTCCTAAATACTTTTGAGAAAACTATAAGAGAAGTATCAGTAAAGTTCGGAGTCACTGAAAGAGAACTTATGGGGTACTTTGAAAAAGAAATGTTAGCGATATAGGAGTAGGATATGTCATTTAAATCATTAAGAGTTGCTGGAACAGTCACCGCTGCACAGACTGCCGATGATGCTGCACATCATGCCGTTATTGGCAAATTATCTCCAGCTGCTTCATACAGAGTAACAGAGTTTGGCGGTCAAGATGCCCTCTTTCTTATTTCAGATGATTATCCTGTAGCATCTTCTTCTAATGGATTTTATTTAAAAGCAGGAACTACAACAACAGTAATTCCTGATGGAAACAGGGCACTACGATTTGCTTCTGGAGTTCCTATCGCACAAAATAGTGAAGATGATACAAATGCTAATGCAATAGTATTAGAAGAAGGGACTGAAGACTTGACAGGGCCCGGACTTCTTTTATATGATAGAGCCGAAACTGAATTTCGTATTTCAGTGATCAATGAAACTGCTAGTAGTGATTGCGCTGTTTACGTTGAAGAAATTGTACAGGGACATGCAGGACCATGAGTAATGTAAAATTAATTTCAGAATCTATTGTTAATGTAGAGTTTGTTACTGAAGAAAAAGAGAATGGTAAAAAGACCTATAAAATTGAAGGTGTTTTTATGCAGGGCGATATTAAGAACCGTAATGGTCGTATCTACCCTATGGAAATCCTAGAAAATGAAGTTTCAAAGTATAATAAAAAGTTTGTAAATGAAAAGCGGGCGTTTGGTGAACTAGGTCATCCAGATGGTCCCACTGTAAATCTCGAAAGAGTTTCACACATAGTAACATCATTATATCCAGATGGAGCAAATATTATGGGTGAAGCAAGAATATTAGATACACCTATGGGAAAAATTGTTAGAAACCTGATGGATGAGGGTTGTAAATTAGGTGTGTCATCTAGAGGCATGGGAAGCTTGACCGAAAAGAACGGGGCCAAGTATGTGAATAGTGATTTTTATCTTGCAGCAGCAGCCGATATTGTTGCAGACCCTTCCGCTCCAAATGCTTTTGTTCAAGGCATTATGGAAGGAAAGGAGTGGGTTTGGAACAATGGGTCATTAATTGAAGCACATGTTGCTAAGTTAAAAGAAAAATTTGATGTTAAAGAACGTCATAGGCAATCTAATGTGGAGGCATTGGAGTTTGCTAGATTTCTAAAGAAATTATAATTTATAAATATATTTAATAAAAAGGAGACTTCCTATGTCCGAATTAGATCAGACGATTGAGGAACTAGAAGCAGAGGTTATGGCGGAATTAGAAGAAAAAGCGTCATTGCCTGGCGGAGCAGGACTCAAAGCAGAACCAATGAAACAAGATGATGATATTAATGATCCTCTTGACGATGTTAATGATACTGGCGCGGCTCATGTCAAAGCAACTGATGCATTGCCTGATGAAGGCGATAGTAAAAAAGCAACACCTTTGCCTGGTGGAGCGGGACTCAGCGCAGAAAAAATGAAAAAACTTATGGACCCAAATGCATCCGTAAATAGCTCAAATAAAGGAACTGGTGTTACACCTCCAGGCCAAGATAAAATGCTAAAAATGAAAGAAGAAGATATTTCAAGAGAAGATTTACTAAATCATCTTCAATCAACTATGGAATCTTCCCTTGCTAAAATGGAAGATATGGATGATGAAGATTTGTTTGATCTTGTTGCTGATCTTGAAGAAGATGAATCAGTCGAATATTATGATGACGATGAGATGGATGAAGTTGTAGAAATGCATATCCAAAACATTGACATTACTGCTGATGTAGAAGCATTGATGGAAGGTGAAGACCTTTCAGAAGAGTTTAAAGAGAAAGCTGCGGTGATCTTTGAGGCTGCAGTTAAGTCTAAAACTCGTGAAGAAGTATCAAGGATTATGGAAGAAGCGCAATATGCTATCGCAGAAGAAGTTGACCAATACAAAACAACGCTTGCTGAAAAAGTAGATCAATACCTCGACTATGTTGTTGAGGAATGGATGCAGGAAAATGAATTGGCAATCGAAAGAGGCCTAAAAGGTGAGATTGCTGAAGACTTTATTTCTGGTTTGAAACAGCTATTTGAAGATCATTACATTGATGTTCCAGATGAAAGATATGACATTCTGGAAGCACAATCTGATAGAATCTCTGAACTGGAGGGTCAGTTGAATTCAGTTATGGAAAATAATATCCAAATGAATTCGGTTAACTCAGAATTGGTTCGGGAACAAGTCATTCTAGAGGTTTCCTCTGATTTGGCTGATACAGAATTTGAGAAGTTTAAGTCACTTACGGAAGATGTTGATTTCGGCGATGAAGACAGTTTCCGTCACAAGTTGGATACCCTAAAGGAAAGTTATTTCCCTAAGACTAATTATTTGGCAGAAGAGACTTATGAAATTGATTATGAAAATCATGGTAGCGCCGCACAGGACATTGATACGAGTGATGCAATGAGGGCATATTCGTCTGCAATTGGTCGTGTCGAGACTCGTATTAACGGGCGCTAATAAATTTATTAAATCATAAATAGATGTAATAATACATAAAAGGAGAAACAAATGTTTCAAACAGAACATCTACAAGAAAAGTGGTCGCCAGTCCTAGAGCATCCCGATCTACCACAGATTGAGGATTCTTATAAGCGGGCCGTAACCACTGTTATCCTCGAAAACCAAGAAGCTGCTCTTAGGGAAGATGCAGCATTCCTTTCGGAATCCGTTCCTACAAGTAATGTTTCCGGCGTATCAAACTGGGACCCAATTTTGATCTCACTAGTTCGCCGTGCAATGCCAAACCTCATTGCGTATGACATTTGTGGCGTTCAGCCAATGACAGGTCCAACCGGACTTATCTTTGCAATGCGTGCCCGTCATGCTTCGATGGATGGTGAAGAAGCATTGGTCGATGAGACAACCGGCGCAGCTGCAAACGGCTTCTCTGGTGACTTCTCGAACCAGAACGCTGCTGGTACAACTTCTGGCCCAGGCGACATTGGTGCAAGTGAAAGCAATCCTGCTGCTCTTAACGACAGCCCTTCTGCTGGAACTTACACATTCGCAACTGGTATGACAACAGCACAATCTGAAGCATTGGGTGATAGCGGAACAAACGCTTTTGCCGAGATGTCATTCAGCATTGATAAGTCAACGGTTACAGCAGTTTCCCGTGCTTTGAAAGCAGAGTACTCAATGGAACTTGCTCAAGACCTCAAGGCAATCCACGGTTTGGATGCCGAGACAGAACTTGCTAACATTCTCTCAACAGAAATTCTTGCAGAAATCAACCGTGAGGTTGTTCGTTCTATCTACAAGACTGCTGTTAAAGGCGCCTCAATTAATACAACAACTGCTGGTATCTTCGATCTTGACACCGACTCAAATGGTCGTTGGTCAGTTGAGAAGTTCAAGGGGTTGATGTTCCAAATTGAGCGTGACGCAAATGCGATTGGTCAGCAGACTCGTCGTGGCAAGGGTAACATGATCATCTGTTCCGCTGATGTTGCTTCTGCACTTCAGATGGCTGGTGTTCTTGATTACACTCCTGCCCTCAACAACAACCTCAATGTTGATGACACATCCACCACATTTGCTGGTGTGATGAATGGTCGTTACAAGGTTTATGTTGACCCATATTCAGCTAATGTTGCTGCAAGTCAGTACTATGTTGTTGGATATAAAGGTACTTCACCTTACGATGCTGGTTTATTCTACTGCCCATATGTTCCATTACAAATGGTTCGTGCAGTTGGTGAGAACAACTTCCAGCCCAAAATTGGTTTCAAGACCCGTTATGGTATGGCTGCTAACCCATTTGCGGTTGCTGGTGCAGAAGCTGCTAATACAGCTGCTACAATTGCACTCACAGCAAATGCAAATGCTTACTATCGTCGGGTTAAAGTTACAAACCTTATGTAAGAATAAGAAACTTGACTGCAAACTAGGGAGAGCTTCGGCTCTCCCTTTTTTTTCTTTATAAATAAATGGAGGAGTAATCATGTCAGGAATAAACAAAATCTTAAAAAATAAATTCGGTATTGATCGTGAATCAAAATCTGTACAACAGGATAAGTGGTTGAAGCTTCAGCGGACTATTGAGGAAGATTTACTTTTGCAGCAACAACTAGTTGAGGCAAAACAGGAATTGATAGAAGAGGAAGAGCTTCAGGACATAAAAGAACAACCCAAACCTGTTCCTGTTCTTGTTTCACAGACATCACTGGCAGAAGCTTCTGCGCTCGCACTAGTTGATATGAGAGAGGCAGTGAAACTTGTTAAGGATAAAACTTTACCCACAAAAGAAGAAACAATAGAATCAACACAAGAACTTATTACTAATGTTATTAACAACCTTGAGGACATGAAAGATAGGACAGAAGTTAAAGAAGAGATAAATGAGATAGATTTATTAAGAAGAGAGTTTAATGCGTTACAAGTGCAAGTAAAACAATCTTCTACTTTTATTGGTTCTGGTGCTGGAAGTGGTGAAGTTAGATTAGAATTTTTAGATGATGTGCAAAGGTCTACTGCAAAAGTAAA